TTCCTAAGGTCGGGGCGGTACCGGGGCGAAGGGTGGTGCTGCTGGAGTGGCTGGAGCTTCCACGGCCTGCGTGTTCCCGTTGCTTTCGGGGCTGAGGCGTGTACCCACTACCACCCCGTCGAGGTAGTCCTTAGTGAAGAGGTGCACCTTCTTCCCGTCGAAGGGCTCATTAAAGTACACCTCGATATTCCCGTCGGCATCCTCCTCGTTGGTGACGTAGGCCGTGACCTCCTCACCTTCGGGGGTGCGAATGGTCAGCTCATCATTGAGTGCATAGCGTGGGAGGCCTGCCTGTTCGCGTTCCTCTCTCTCCTCAGCCTTGGCCTGCTGCACCTGGGCTGCGTGTTCGTTCTCTACCTGGCGGGCGCGTGTGTTGTCCGCCATGCTCTGCAGTTCGTCGGTAGTCATCTTGTGGGGTACTCCCGAGTAGTCCACATCCAGCGTGCCGTCTTGGCCGACCTGTCGGATAGCGATCTGCTGGGGGTTCCCATCAGCATCGAGGAGATTGTATACTGCTCCTACCTGTGGGGTGATAGTCCCATTGATAGCGTCGGCTGCCTCCTTTTCTCTGCGTTCGTAGACGGCATTGACCGCTTCGCTCACTGCGTCGTCGGCACTCGTGGGCTGCTCTGCACTGATAATGTCGTCGATGCTGGCGAAGCGCACGACGCCCGTCTCGTTATCGCGAACGATGAAGTCCTTACTGGACTTGTCGGTATCGATACGGCCCTCCTCATCCATGACAAGGTCGCCATCCTTGATATGCACCTCGACTTTATTCCCTTCCGTGCCTCGGAGTATAGCCCGACGGAGCGTTCCGTCCTTGTGCTGCTGTGAGCGCACTGCCTGCTCGGCTTGTGCTGCCTCAGCCTGTATACCCTGGGAGACACTCCCGATCATACCCTCGTAGGTAGCACGTGCATTGAGGTAGTCCACATAAGACTGCACTGCCTGTTCGCTGTGCTCCTCTCGTAGCTGTGCCACCTGGTCGAGCGTGAGTTGGTCAGGTGCTCCCATTTCATCGAGAGCCTCAGCATCTACCCCGAGACGCTCTGCCGCCTTCTGCTGTGCGAACTCATACCAGCTGCGTGCGTGGCTCATCTCTTCGGCTTGGGTCATCTCTGCGCCCTTATCGTAAGAGTCTGCCAGCTCGTTCTGCAATGGGTCTGCCTTGGTGTCCTCGCTCTGCTTGCGTCGGTACTCGCTCATACCCTTGTAGGTCTGCACTGACTTAGTGTAGTCGAGGATAGCGCGACGCTGCTCTGCATTGAAGTTGGGGTTAGTGAGTGCGGACTTCACCGCGTCTACCTGCTCCTTACCATCCTGGAGAAGGATCTGTCTGCGCACGTCGTCCCACGCCTTGCGCTGCTCATCCGTGGTGAGCGTACTCCACACTGCACCCTCGCTCTGCCCGATCTGATAGCGTGCCATCCCACGTGCACCACCGCCAGCAAAGTAGCCAGCGGTCTGTGCGCTGCTCATGACACCACCCATAAGGGAGACCCCGAGGAAGGTATCGATATTGTCGTCAAGGTTGAATAAGCCCTTGCCCTTGTCGGCTGATAGATCCTTGTCTCCAATCATCACAGCGGCTGCGTTATTGGCGAGCTCTTCGAGGTATTCGCCAAACACGCCGTTCCATTGCGCTTGCTTCTCAAGGGCTTTCAGTGAGGTTGCAAACTTAGAGGCCTGCATGTTCTCGATGAACTTACTCGCCTTTGCCAAGGTCCATGCCCCAGCATCACCTACGCTCCCCACTACCTTACCGAGTACTGACTTCTTGCCGACCTGCTCGGCCGCTTCCACCCCAGTCTTACCGATAAGCTTGGTGATCTTGGCGGCAATAGGTGAGGCAACCTTACCTGCTGCCCACGTCACCGCATCGACAAGCCCGTCGCCCAATAGCTCCGTAGCGTATTCTGCCGTGTTTGATAGCTCGCCCTTCACGAAGGCCTCGCCCAAGCTGTCACCCTCGGTGTGACCTCCGTACATAGTTGTTGCTCGTCCCTCGGCATCCACACCCGTAGAGAACTGAACATCCCCCGCGGTACGTCCCACTACATTCGCGGCAGTTTTCATCGCCCCGAAGGTGTTTGCCATAGCACCACCAGCAAGCATAGCACCGGCCGTTGTAGCTGCGCCACGGATAGTGCGCTTGATGATAGCTTTCCCTGCGGCCTTTGCTCCGAAGCGTCGCATAGCATATCGAGCAAGACCCGATGACACGTTCTTCCCCATAGTTGAGATACCACCACTCATTGCCATTTCCACCATGAAGGGGATAGCGTGAGCGGTGACACTCCCTGCTTTATACCCACGGCCTATGCGGTCCTCGAAGTAGAGAGCCGTTGCCATTTCGTTAGCCTTGGCATCGAGAAGGAGCTGCTCTCCTCGTGTGAGCTTCTCACCTCGGTCAGCCTTATCGAGGGCCAGTGCAAGGCGAGAGGATGCAGACAGATCTCTTGCACCCTGATCCCATACACGTGGGTCAATGATAGTGCTACCGAAGCCTCGGAGCGTTCCAGCGAGCGCACTACGTTCGTAGATCGAAGCAAGGTCTCCGCCTTCCTTGGTGTTGTGGTCAGCTTCTGCTATGAGGTTGTTCACATCGTGCATCGTGCTACGTGCTGCCTCCAGCATCATATACTCACTGTCGTTAGCCTGCTCGATACGGGACTTATTCGCGGCTGCGGGGATATTGAAGCCACGGATACCCCAGGCGGTAGGGCTGTCAGCTATGGTCACCTCTCCCATCTTCTTGTCGAGGTACTCTGTGCGTTCGGCAAGAGCCTTATCGATTTCGCTTGTCAGCTCTCCCGCCTTACGTCGTGCGTCACTCTCGGTGAGCGTAGGAGTGTAGATGATATTGGCTTCCTTCAAAGCCTGACGCAGCTTGGGGTCTTTGACCGCGTCTATGTTGCCAGCATTGTATCCGTCTACCTCCTCCTTGCTCAGCTCGGTAGGGCGAATAGCCTTACCCGTCGTCACGTCCAAGAGAGCCTTGGGAGCGGTCACCCCACCATTGTTGGGATCGAAGTCGGGGACAAGCTCGGGCTGCACCACATTGAAGACGTTCCCATCCTCGTCTTGTGCTACGTCTCGTGTGGTCTTGAGCAGGGGTACGCTTGGGTCGTTCACCTCCTGCACAGGGCGCATCTTCTTGTCAAGACGCGGGAAGCCCAGGCGCGCCTTGGGTGCGTGCGAGGGCTTCTTGGGATTTGCAGGCAGGTCAAACCCAAAGGGAGTAGCGGGCGCATCAGGCTTTCCCGTTGGTGCGAGCTTATCCTTTGGTCTCAGTGGCGTAGGCACTCCCGCTGGAGTTGGCTTTATCCATCCCATGTCTGCCTTAAAGGTTTCGAAGTCGGGAAGCTCATACCCTCCCGATGAAACCTTGTCATATACACTGCGCAGGTTTTCCTCCTTGCGCATATCCTTTGCGAACTGGTCAATGTTTGGGACTGAGTAGCCCATGGTCTCCAGCGTATTGTGGAGTCCTGATAAGTTCTTTTTCGTCTTATCGTTGTTCTGCATGAGTTGCTGGTGATTGGTTAGTAGGCTTTGCCCTTTGAGCCACTGCCCTTATAGGCTTCGCCCTTAGCTGCTGGCTTCGCTGGTGCTGCCTTTGGCTTTGGCTCTATCCTGCGGGCGCTTGGAAGTCTCGAAATGGCTCTCTGTACATTGGGGTCATTGATGTTCTGCCCGATGATCTTGAGCATCTCAGCTGCTGTTGGATCTTGGTATGTAGCCTTAGGCCCATATCCCGACTTCGTGCGGTACTGTGCGCGTACAGACTCGGGTAGCTGGTTGTAGATCTGCCCGATATTGGCATTGTTCAGATCACCCTTAGAGACCTCGTAGCCTCCAAGATCTTCCCCGTACTCGTCGTAGCCGAGTCCGATACCTACACCAGCAGCTTCACGTGTCGCCATGATGCCCGTGCGTCGGCTCTGCTCTGCTTCGGATGCTCGGTTGTGTCGTTTCGTTTCTGTAAGTGCATCGGCTCTCTGCTTGAGACCATCCAGCCCTATCTTCTCTCGGAGCTTGCGGTCGGCTTCCTTCCCACCGAGCTGTGCCACCCACTTCTGATATTCCTGCGACTGCTTAGCGAGCTTGAGCTGGTGGTCGAGTGCGGCCTGCTCGCGTCGGAGTTGCAGTGCGTCTCTTGCCTGGTCGTTATGATCGTCGAGCTGCTTGGCTCTCATGTAGGCTTGGAGATAGGCGTCGGCATCCGCTTTTTTCGCGGCTCGCAGCTTCTCGTATCTGTCCTGCACACTCCCGAGCATTGTCTCGGTGGGCTTGTAGGCATTTGGTGCGTAGTTAGCCGTGGCAACAAGGTTGCTGATAGCTCGCACCCCGTCGCCTATTGCTGCGATAGCCTCACGGCTACGCTGGCGTCGTCGGTCTTTCTCCACCTCCTCGGCAGTGGGATGGGTGAATGGAGTGAGGTGTCGGAGGATCTCCACATAAGATGTGGGGCGTGTGACCTTATCCTTGTCCGCCTGGGTGAGTTGCACCTGGGGTAGCTCGGGAGTAGGTGCGAGTTGCTGTATGCGCTTAATAGCTGTAGCCCCGCCACCCTGATTGGGCGCGGGGGCTGTGGCTTGTGGCTGAGTGGTAGGAGGGGCAGCGGCAGCGGGGGTCTGTGAAGGGGGAGGGGGGGGGGGCGCCCGCGGCCCCTTGGG